ATGGAGATTGTTCAGCCAAATACTGCATTTTTAGTAATAATAGTAGTAATATTACTGTTTTTTTACTACAATGGAGGTAATAGACCTAAGTATTAGGCATAGGCCATAGTTGGCAAGGAGAGATTATGGGTGAAGTACCGAAAGGAGAAAGATTCAGTAACGTAATAGCTTTCCCAACTGTCAAAGAGGCAGATATATTAAGGGAAGCACTAGCTGGAATGGAAATGCAAATAAAAGAGAGGCTTGACAAACTTCAAGTATTAAACGAAGATATAGTCGAGCTAACGATAGAATATGAGCAAATGCTTTATAGGCTATGTGAATTAACGGGAGTTCAACTTCCCATGGGAGAATTTGATTGAGTTGGAATTATAGAGTAATTAAAAGATTAAATCACACTGGCATTGGGCGTACCTCTGGAGAGCCAAAAGAATTTATTACCTTCGGTATATACGAAACTTACTATGAGGCTGATGAAAAAACGGTTAGATTTGTTAGTGCAGAACCTATTGAGCCTTGGGGCGACACTTATGAGGAGCTAAAGGATAATATGCGTATGATGACAAAGGCTTTTCGGAAGCCCGTAATAGAGTGGAATCACGCATGGGATGATGAATAGTAGTAAATAAACGATATATAGTAGGAAAACGATGAAAAGAGTACATAAAGTTAGGTTAAAAGATTTTAGAATTAAAAAACTAACATCTCAAGGACAAGGTGGGAGAGGTAGGCATACGCGAATAGGCACCTCTGCTATGAATAAATACAAAAAACGTTCGCATAAAAAGTATAGAGGACAAGGTAGATAAAATGGCTGAAGAACAGTATAAAAATGATGTGAATAATCCAATACTTCCATTTGTTGGCGATTGGCAAGAAATGGGGAAAGGAGTTAATGTTCATTCAAAAGATGGTATCCTTACCATCGTGGTAGACACCACAAAGGATTATGGACTCAGTGCTAGTGGTAAATCGACAATAATCGCCAGTAGCAGTGGTAATCAAAAAATAAATATAGGCACACCAATCGAAGGCGATCAATTCGCATTTCTGGGCTTTAATCTTTATAGAAAGGTATAAGAATATGAGCGACATGATTTATAACGCATTGCGTACTCCAGATGGTACGGTTATTGAAAGTCTGTATCGACATGACTATCAATCACATATTGATGCCAACGGCAAAAAGTATATGATTGACGGTGGCTTGGATTATGTTCGTTGTAGTGCTTGGGGTGATGAAGAACATCTTACTGTTACCTTAGAAGATGAGCATGAGAAGGTTCGTGAAGTATTGACTTGGGGTACGTATGGTATCAATGGAGACCAACCCTTGAAACAAGTTAAACTATCTGAGATGAACACTGCTCACATACAAGCATGTATTGATACACAGGATACTATGTATCCTCAAATCAAATCAGCTATGAACACAGAATTACAATACCGTGCGGACATTTGCACTGCCCTCGACATCCTGAAAAATGAGGGATTGACGGATGGAAGTAACATATGAAGTTAGAAATTAATGAATACGCAGACTTTGTAAAGTCTACTACATCAAAAGAAAGTTTGAGAACTGAAGCGATGATGGATCGAATAATGGGATTACAACGCGACAACGAAGATACACAGTTCTCACAACTCTTAACCGCTAGCATAGGAATGCAAGCAGAGAGTGGTGAATTCAGCGAGATTATCAAGAAAGTAATATTTCAAGGTAAAGATTGGAACGAAGCAAATCGCTTCCACTTGAAAAGAGAATTAGGAGATGTTCTTTGGTACTGGGTACAGGGCTGCATGGCTCTGGGGTACACACCAGAAGAAGTGTTAGAGGAGAACATCAGAAAATTAAGCAAACGCTACCCTCATGGATTTGAGATTCTTCGTAGCGAAAAAAGAGAAAAGGGAGATATATAGTATGGAAACGATTCAAAACATAGTATTATTGCCATGGACTTTATTTGAATGGGCTTTTAGCCTCATAATCTGGTATATTATAGTGTCATGGACATTTACAATATTTACTGAGTATGGAATTGATGGTTCTTCAATAAAAAATTGGTTTTTAAATGCTTGGGACGACGCTAAAGAAGTTCTTAAGTTTAGGAAAGGGAAATGATGCTCGAGGTCCTCGTTAGCTGGTTTATATTGAGCATACTTTTAATTATAGTAAGCCATTATGCTGGAAAATGGGCTAGAAACAAAAAATCATGACACAGTTTATTAAGCAGGTCAAGGAAGTTAGACGACAAAATGCAGCTAGAGAATGGTCTAACGAAACCGCGTATATCTATGCTCATGATGGTGTAACAGAAATTCACTACAATAGTGGTAAAATGACGCACTTTTTAGGACTAAACAAACGAGGCAAGTCTGAAGAAAAAGAAGTCACAGCAGGTGATAGTTGGGAAACGATATATAATAATTTCTCAAGAGCTCAGGTAGATAGGGGGATTTATGGTTAATTTATTTTCAAGTATGAGAGTACCTGACGTGTCTGACAGCAGAAAAACCCGGCAAGAATATGAATATTATAAAGCCGTGAGGGAATATGGAGATGAAGAAGCTGTATTCGTTCTAGCAGATATGTGGGGTGAGTCTATTCATAGTGTAAAAATAATAATTCAAAAAATAGGAGAGGATATATGGCTATAAATTACACACAAGATATGGTTGACCTAATGACAGTTAGGTATAGTGCTAGTCCGACCAGAGAAACCGTAGAAGGATTAGCAGCAGAACTCAATAAGAGTATAAAATCGGTAATAGGCAAACTATCTAGGGAAGGCATATATCAGAAAACTGAATATTTGACTAAAACTGGGGAGAAACCCGTTACTAAGAAAGAGTTAGTGACACGAATTGGGGAAGTGTTAGGGATTGAATATCAAACCCTAGCGGGGTTGGAAAAGAGCCCAAAGCAAGCATTAAAAAGTTTAACCGAGTCTTTAGTATTAAATCTAAAGCCTGAAGAATGGGAATCATTATGAGAGTAGCAAAATTACTAGATAAGACGGAAGTGGTAGAAAATATAATTAAGGAGCATGGAATGTATGCTGAAGTATTGGGATTATCTGAAACCCCATCGGGTATGAAAGCGAGATTAAAGTTTGGAGATAACCACAGAGAGCAGCTAAGAGTTCAAGACATTCGTATCTTGCAAGATCGTGACTGGGAGAAGCTAGGATTTAAATAAAACTTTTAACGCATGGCACAAATTGCAATAAATTACCTCAATCTTATTGGGGTTTTTTATTTATGTATTTTTTACCGTTGGGTCAAGTTGTGCGGATTTCAGATATAAGTGTAGCCATTTAGTTTTCTTATAGTTTTATTAGTCTTAGCGGGTTTATATTTGTCTCTCGTCCTTTTTGTATAACATGTTTACACAATAGACTCCTGATCTTCTCCAGAACAAACAGATTATTGAGTCGATCTCCCCCGCTAACGCTCCCCCGATCTCCAATTCAAAGTTCTGAGATTAGGAGTAGTGGAGTAATTGGTGATTGGTGTTTGCTCTTGTTTTAATTTATAGTATATTATACCATACTTTTTGAAATTTAGCAAGATTTATTTTATGTGAGGGGTATGTTTTTAGGGGTTGTATCGGTGTGACGAAACGCAAAATAAAATTAATTTTTAAAAGAGAAAAGAAAAAGGCGCGTCAGTATACATTTGACCTAGGAACGCATGTGATGTCCCCTTCTTCGACTCATTCTATCCTTTTCTTCTTGAACAATCTTTTGTTGTCTACGCTTAGCTGCGTTCATTTTTCTTTGTCTACGTTCGGCGGGCTTCTCATAATACTCTCTCTTTCTTACCTCTTGTAGAATACCTGAATTATCAACTTTCTTTCTGAAAATTCTGAGAGCGCGATCAAATGGTATATTTTTCGAGTATACTTTAGGCATTAGGTAAGTCGCTCCATCTGTAGAACTTCTTTGCTTTGTAATTCCAATGCCATCCTTTATATTTATGCGTTTCTTTCTTCGTTTTCACGTATGTTCGTGTGTCTTTAATTTTTAACAAAAGGTCTCCTAATATGTCCATAGCCAATCTTTACTATACGCCATTCTATTTCTTCGCTTTTAATCAGACGTTCCCAGCTGTTATGAATGTTCTCGAGTCTTTTCTCGAAGGTATCTTTTTTAACGGGGTTTTTAACCTTGCGCTCTAACATTGGGTAACTTTGTGCTTCCATTATTTAGGCTCCGGATCAAAGGAACGGGAATACTCATCTTGATCTTCTTCTCTACGTTGTGCTCTTTTCTCTGCTGCTAAGCGGTCAAGTAGCGTATACGCTTTTTTATCTACTGCATTAAACTCTAGTTCTAATTGATGAGTAGCCTTAGCGTCCTCAATCTCATCTGATTCATCGTGTTCAGTAGGGTGCGGCCAGTCTGAATGGATCTGTCCACCCGCATTTTCCAAAACGCCTTGTTGCAGCTTCCAAGGTCGGCTGGAACTTTCCCACTCATCGTATTCAGCGGGGAGTTCCATTCCACAATCCAATAGACCACTGCCCGCCATTTCTCTCTCAGTCGTATGAAAAATCGGTTCTAGCTGCTCTTGCATTTTTTCCGATTCGCTCATTTCTTTTACATAACTAACGCGATCAAAGGTATAACCTTTCTTGCGTAAGATGTGAACATGATTACGAATACTTTGTTTAGAACGCATAAGTGCCTTAGCTATTTTGCTAATTGACTCATTGTTATACGCCTTGCGTAAAAATTTATTTTCTTTAGTACTCCAACTTTTCATTTTACCTCCATGCCATCGTCCTTGATTTTTTTCTTTCTCAAAATATACCACTATTATATCAAAAAAGAAGGTCTGTGTCAAGAAGTTTTTTCACAGTTGTTATAAAAACATCTTGACATGGCGCTTAAATCCCTGTATAATATAAATATGAAATGAAAAAAGAAGCAGCTGGGTCTAGTAGTGTAATGGTTAACACGCAAGCTTGTCACGCTTGAAGTCGGAGTTCAATTCTCCGTTAGACCGCCACCGCTGGTGATCGTAGCTGTAAAAAGTTCTTGACAAGCAGGTTGAAACACAGTATAATATGTATATAGAAATGAGAAAGACCAGTACTAATGTTTGAGTGATAAGTTTACTTTGATCTCGCGGAGAGTACTGGGGGTAAATCGTTACGACAGCTAGTGGATGGGTAGCCCGTGACACCATTTTAGCGGAATGGAGCAGTCTGGTAGCTCGTTAGGCTCATAACCTAAAGATCGCTGGTTCAAATCCAGCTTCCGCCACCAATATGGTGAGTATAGCTCAATGGTAGAGCCCTAGCTTGTGGAGCCAGTGGTTGTGGGTTCGACCCCCATTGCTCACCCCAATTTTTGTTTCATAAAGTTTACAATGTACATTTTATGAAACAAAAATATACAATTATTTAGGAGAGATGGCTGAGATGGCTGAAAGCACTTGCTTGCTAAGCAAGAGAGGGTATACGCCCTTCGTAGGTTCGAATCCTACTCTCTCCGCCAAAACATATGCGGGATTAGTATAATGGTATTACCACAGCCTTCCAAGCTGAGGACAGGAGTTCGATTCTCCTATCCCGCTCCACAAAACTTATACGGGAAGAAGCAGACTGGCAGGCCACCAGTTCCCCTCTTAAGAGGTCGTAGGTGCAACTCCTACCTTCCCGACCCCCAAACAAAGCTCTGTTCGTCTAATGGTCAGGACATCGGGTTTTCATCCCGGCAACAGGAGTTCGATTCTCCTACAGAGTACCAATAAGGAAAAATATATGGATTTAGGATTTGGATTAAATGAGATACAATGGCTAGTAGTAGTCATCTGTATGGGTGGATTATGCTATACTATAGGAAGGCATATTGGTATAGCGGATACCCTTGATTATATGCGAGATAAGGGTTTCATAGATTATGATGATTGAAAATAGTTCTTGACAACAAGGTCTATTTTTGGTATAATTATAGTATGAAAGTGATGAAAATTGCTTTCTTTTAGGCGTCCATATCGAAAGAGTGGGCAAAGTTTAACCGTTAAAGGTAAATTTAGGAGGATATTATGGTAGCAAATGCTATAAGTAGGGAACTATTCAGAAACTTTTGGTTAGGACACAATCCAGCGTGGTTTGAAAATGACTTCGCTAGTACGTCGTATCCAAGATACAATATAGTGGAAGGTGATGCAGGCTTCACAATAGAAGTTGCAGTGCCAGGTTGGAGTAAAAAGAACCTTAAAGTCGTAGTGAAAGACAATGAACTACGAATTATAGGAAATCGAGATGATAGAGGAGGTGATTCTTATCTACATCAAGGACTGAGCACTAAGTCATTCGACAAAGCTTTTGTTCTTAACAATGACCTAAAAGTAGAAGAAGTCAAATTATTAGACGGACTACTCACAATTACTATTGAGCGAGATTGCTCATCTGAAGTCAATTTTGACATCAAGTAGTAATTAAATGATAGGACGTCAGTAGTAAACTGACGTCCTATGCTTTCCACTTTGTATAATTGGGGGGCGACATGGGTAAGAAACTGCGGTGGCTGGCTATACGCCTCCTTACAACAGGATTAATTTGGAGTATTTCTATGCAATTAAGTGGAAAAGGACACGATATACTAAGGTATTTTGAAGGTTGTAAACTAGTGGCTTATCAAGATAGTGTGGATGTGTGGACTATAGGATATGGACATACGAAAAATGTTCATAAAGGCATGACTATAACTCAAGAACAAGCGGAAGCTATGTTACTTGAGGAGTTAAAAGAGTACGAAGGCTACATAGAAACATATGTGGAAGTAGAACTTACGCAGGAGCAATTTGATGCGCTTGTAGTATGGGTTTATAACCTCGGACCTACGAACTTTAGAAATAGTACACTTTTAAAGAGACTAAACAAAAGCAACTATGAAGATGTACCAAACCAGATAAAAAGATGGGATAAAGCAGGTGGTAAAACACTATCTGGTCTTACTAAAAGACGAGCATCTGAAGCACATTTATTTGCGACTGGAGAAGTAGTACATTGATTGAAAAGTTAAAGCTAGGAATGAAAAGAGTAGGGCAGTGGATTGCCCTACCTTTCATTTATCTTTGGAATGGTATATGGTGGTTTCTTAAAGAGATATGGTATGCTTTATTTCCTAGATACATATTACATGTTAGCTATGATGAAACATGGGGTAACTCCGATGATCAGTCATTTGAAGTTAAGAAATTCATAGTAAAGAAAAAAGATTTTCTTAAGTTCAAAACGATTGAAGGAGATGTAGTAGAGATACGAGGCTCCAAAGGACTAAATTATAGGATTGAAGAAGTATGAATCAGTTATTAATAGGCATCATTATAATGTTAGGAATAGGAGGCTATTTCCTTTACACTCAAAATGAGAACCTAAAGGCAGAGAATCTCGCTTACGAGGTTCGTGACGCACAACAAAAAGAAGCAATCGAATCTTTACAACAAGATTTCGCATTACAGACTACTGCATTAACAGATATGCAGAAAAAGAACAACGAGATAGAAGGAGAAATGAACCGCTATCTTGATATTTTCAAAAGACATAATCTGTCGAAATTAGCAGCTGCTAAGCCCGGCATGATTGAACCGAGAGCAAATAATGCAACAAAAGAAGTATTTGACAGTATCGAAGCAGATAGTCGGATTATTGATAGTCTCGATGACGATCTCGAGCTGCAGCCTACTAGGCGGTAAGAGAACTGTAGAAGTAATAACTAAGCCTATTGAAAGGGTAATAGCACAGCCTGTTATGCCTCGTGCGATAGACTTGAAAGAGCCTTACTGGTATGTTGTTTCTGATAAAAACATAGATGAGTTTCTCGAAAGAATAGAAAAAGAAGTAGGACAAGTAGTATTTTTTGCCATGAGTGTTCCAGATTATGAACTAATGGCATATAATATGCAAGAGTTACGTAGATATATTCGCGAACTCAGAGAGGTCGTTGTTTACTATGAAAAAGTAACCAGCCCTATAGATGAAAGAAATGAAACAGATTCCGATTAAAAATATAGCATTTCTAAAACGACTTGACGTATTAGCTGAAAGTCTTTATAGATATCCGCATACCGCAGAAGGGCTACCAAAACCTGACCTTAGTTATGCAACATTAAGAGAGTATCAGACTGACGAAGATTTTGTAGGTTATCCTAAAGAACATAATTATACAGATTATTCTGGAAATGTTCCTCTAGCGAAAAACCCAGTTCCTGCAAACGCAGATAATAGTTTTTCAGCGATGAAAATGTGGTTTCTCAGAGGTTTTGTCGCAGGCATAGAAGGAGCAGAGTCTGATAAGTGGTACTACGATACACTAGCAGTACAGTCCCCCGATAAAGGTTTTACAGGGTGGCATAATTCTAAAAATAGACCACATCATTCACTAAGATTTATAAATAATGGTGGACGTGGCTACTCTATTGCAGTAAGAAATGGTAGAGTAACAAAAGTTCCAGATCAATTTAGAGGAAAAGGCTTTGGTCAAGGAACTATTGGAGCAGGAAATTGGACTTGTGTCCGTAATATGTTTGATGGCGAAACATGGTTTGCAGATAAAAATCAAGGTAGTAAACCTAGATTTGTAGTAGATATGGCTATACCTATTCAAAGGGGTAATAAAATGGACGCAGTAGAAACTTGTATAACTAGTTTTGTTTAATGTATTTATCAAGTCCTGAAGCCTCTTATGAAATAGTTTATTGGCATCATGACTTACAGATTAAAAAGCGCACGGTTACAAAAACTCTTATAGAAGATATTGCTCTATCTGTATTTCCTTCAGGGGAAGTGGCAAAGTTAAAATATGATATTATAAAAAAGGGGTTACTATACCCTATTATAGTAATTGATAACTCAAAACATAATTATAATATGGCAATAAGACAAGTATCAAAAGATTTATTAATGCCATTTGATAGTAAAAAACCCTTACTAGCATATACAGGAAACCAGAGAATAGTAATAGCAAGGAAATGCAAGTATAGCTACATAAGTACCATTATAATGCCAGATGTGCATTGGGCTCATGCAGCTCAACTACACATACAAAATGGAAAAATAGATAATCGTGATCGTAGGCAAGTATAAAATTGATGCTTTTAATAAGTTAAAAAATGACTGTATAAAATACATGTCGCCTGAACACGACTGGCGTTACCCCAAAGCAGATATGTACTTGCTATATTCTTTAAAGCAAGCCCCCCCATATAACTGTTCCGCCCCGTTCTGGAGAGAAATTCGAGAAGAAATTTTTAAAGAGTTAAGACAAGTAGTAAATAAACCTACTATTTATTATTTAGCTCTTGTAAAGCATAATGAAAAATCTATTGCTTTACCTATTGGAAATGAATGTCCAGATATGTATGGTTTTTTGTTTTCAGAAGCTAATGGAGCTGATTTAATAAATACAAAAATGGAAACAGAATATTCTTATATCTCTGCTTGTAAAGACTTAGGAGTTGAACACCCTCACTTAATACATTGGTTTGATCGAGGAAAAAGATGGCATAAGGTAGAAGATAATACTTCTTATTTCGCTGGAAATAAATTTTATGCGACAGTAATACCAAGAATAGGTACTACCTATTTCCATGTAGAGTATAGAAATGATTAAGATATTCATTGGTACTAGCGATACAGAAGATACCTGGATTGAGAAAATATTAGTTTATAGTCTATATAAAAATACATCTGAAGAATTAGATATACAATTTCTAAGACCTAAGAAGTTTCCAAACTGGAATATGGTAGGCTGGGGTACTCCCTTTACTAATTATAGATATGCAGTACCTGAATTATGTAATTTTAAAGGTAAAGCAATCTATATGGACTGTGATCAACTGAACTTCAGAGATATAGCAGACTTATACAATACAGACTTAGAAGAAAATACTTATGCTATGGTATGGGACGCCCTAACAGATAATGGGGAGAAGATGAAAGGCACTAGGTATGAAAGAGGCTTTTACTGTGATAGTGTAATGTTGATGGATTGTGAAAAAGCACAAAAGTTTACACTTCCAATTTCTGAAATTGCTCAGTTTGAAAATAACTATAAGTATACTTGGTTTCCCGGCTTAGGTAAACCTTTCAAACATAGAAGTGAAGGAATAATAAAACAATTAAATCCTAGATGGAATAGTTTTGATGGAAGAAATACTAGTTTTAAACCTGAAGAATGGAACGCAGAATTACAACCAGATTTTGACTTAAAAGAAATTTGGCACTTACATTTTACTGCAATGAGTACACAGCCGTGGCACCCTACCTATACTCCTTGGGCTAAAGGAAACTATCGCAGAGAAGATATAGCTAAAGTATTGTGGCAATACGCTAAAGAATGTAAAATAATAAGTAATCCAGAGGAATTCTAATGTTGGTATCCGTCTTTAAAAACGCATTAGATATAGAAGTATATAGAGCTGCTATAAAAACTTTTTCAAGTCATGTTCCAACAAAAGCCTTAGTAGGAAAAACAGCAGCTGATGCTCATGAAGATGAGTGGAGATCTGCTGATGTAAGATATATTAAACCACCACCGGGCGGGTATATTCTACCCCCAGCACGTGGATTAAGAACTGCAGGACATGCAGGAGTAAATATATTTGATCCAAGTCATATTATACATGGTGAATTAACTAGATTTGCTAGTCAATTTGGTAATTATGATTGTGAAATAATACAGATTATAACATATAAGGAAGGAAATTACTATAACTGGCATACAGATGGTAGTGGTAAAGGGTATAGAAAACTTTCTTTTATATCAATTTTAAATCCACCCAATGAATATGATGGTGGAGAGTTAGAAATTGAAGGAATAGAATTACCTGAGTACGCATATGATCCTTTATCTATTATTGTTTTTAATCCAGCATTAAAACACAGAGTGAAACCTATAACACGAGGAATAAGACACTCTCTAGTAACTTGGTTTAAAGAAAAAGATTTTCCAAATGAACTATTATGAGTATACCATTTGAACAGCTATTACCAATGCCTATTGAAAGGTTTAATGATGTCTATAAAGATAAGAAATACTTTGTAGCTAAAAGTAAAGAAAATATTTTTAAAGATCATTTTAGTTGGAAAGAGTTTGATATGTATTTAAATAGTCATAAATTGAGTGGGTGGGATCGTATGCCACAATTACAGATAGTAACTCCCACAGGGAAATACTGTCACAAAAAGGCGGGGGATCCACTGGTAACTAAGCCCTCTAAGCAATTAACTAGAGAAGAAATTTTTAGATATTGGAAACAAGGTTGCAGTTTCATTTTGACTCTTAGCGAGTTTTTAAATAAAACAATGTGGCAACAATGTCAAGAGTTCGAAAAATATTATGGAATGGGTCAAGCAAATCTTTATTGTTCAAATCAGAAAGGTGCTAGATGTTTTCCAATTCATGCAGACTCAACGGATAATTATCTTTTTCATGTAAGAGGATCTGTTCGTTGGTATATATATAATGAGTTTGAATATGATTGTCCTATCAGAAAGGAGGCAACTGTTCAAACTGTGATTGATTTATCTGAAGGAGATTTATTATATATACCTAAAAAATTATATCATAGGGTAGATACCCTAAGCCCAAGAATATCCATTTCTTTTCACTTTACAGAGAGAAGGAATAAACCCCACAAGAGGGTGGAATGGATAGACTGGTTGGGAGAATTAAATGGCTAGTGAAGAATTTCATGGAGACATGAGTCGTAATGAAGTAGAAATAGACTTGAGTAAGTTTATGTCTATGGTTACAGAAATAGGGGATTTAAAAGCAAAGATCATGGAGATGGAGATGGAAAAAGAGCCAGATAATCCGTGGCAAAAATGGATTTGGTTTTCAGCCATGATAGATGCTTACAGAATATTTCCTAGAGTGTTTTTATCTGTTTACATATATTTATTGTACTTCTGTACAATGTGGTTTATGGAACTGGAAGCACCAACTTTTGAACAATCCGGTTTAATATCAATCGTAGTAGGTGCAGGAGCTGCATGGTTTGGTTTATATGCGGGTACGTCTAAAGACAAGATCAACAGTAAGTAATTATTATAAGGATTTGAAAAATAGTTCTTGACACGACTTCAAAAATTTAGTATAATATGTATATGAAATGGAAAAAGAAACTAAAACTACATAGTACGGTATGGGATGCTGCTTTACAGCTTCATCTACAAAACAGTAAAAGATGTCTATGTGGTAAAATTTTACATGAGTGTAGTGACTCTTATAGTCACATAACTCGAGGTTATTAGGTCGGTCCTTCATAGAAGTACTCGAAGTGAACTTAATCTTTAGATACGCAACCCTAAAATAGTCAGCAGGCGTCCTGAACGCTTCGCGAGTAAATAAGGCAGCAGGCACATAATAAAGGGGAGCTACTTAAGAAGCGGTAACTGCCAGTTATCTGGAGAAGGACTGATCTATCTTTTTATAGAGAGAGGAAAATTATATAATGGCTAAGTATTGGTTATTAAGACTAGTAGCATTAGTAGGTTATAAAACTCGTGGCGTATAGTGCGCAGGTACTAGATCATTACGAAAATCCACGCAATGTCGGCAAAATGAACGCTGACAGTGACGACGTGGGCACAGGTATGGTAGGTGCCCCCGCATGTGGAGATGTAATGCGTCTACAGATCAGGGTCGTAGAAGGCATCATTAAAGATGCTAAATTTAAAACGTATGGCTGCGGGTCTGCCATTGCTTCAAGTTCGTTGTTAACCGAATGGGTTAAGGGGCTAACGCTAGATGAGGCAGGAGGGATCAAGAATACTGAAATCGTAAAAGAACTGGCCTTACCTCCAGTAAAGATTCACTGTTCAGTACTAGCCGAAGATGCTATTAAAGCCGCAGTTAATGATTACAAAGAAAAGAGAGAGAAATTACTATGAAAAAAGGTTGGTTAATAGGACTAATAGTATTAGTAAGTTGCCAGACCAATAGCATGTATGAACCTGAATGGAAGGAACTTAAATTTGAATGGATAGAGCCTGCAATATTTCAACAGGACTGGATTCGATGTCGAAGTCAACCTGTTTGTACAGCAGATATGTTATTTAGTTGATAAAATGGATATACACAATTTAGTTAGCGATCCCAAGACGGGTATCAGAGCATACGAGTTAGATGGTATGCGTGTCTGTTTTCCACCTGATTGGGATGATGATCAAAAAAACGCTTGGTTCGATAGAGCTAGGGTGGATTTTGGTCAGCGTAGACTTTTAAGAATGATTAAGAAAGACGGCGTTTCAACCGTCCTTAGATCATGGAGGAAACATGGAAGTAGGCACGGAGAAACCTGAGTTAATTGGGATAGTAGGAGAACAAATGGAAACTATGACACAGAGGACAATGTTAAGAGTTAATCTTCAAAAGCAACAGAAAGAAGCTGAAGAGCAGATAACTGTGCTTGAAGGACAACTTCATCGCCTCAAGGAATATCTTGCAAAGATAGAAGGTGGACTAGACGTACTTGATGAGCTAGACTAGTGCTTCATCTAATAGATGACTTCTATCCCGATCCTGATGAAGTTCGTCACAGAGCTCTTAAGCTCGACTATATAGACGGACAAAAGAAAGGAAAGAAGATAAATCACCCTGGCGCTAGAGCTTTTAATCCTTGGTATAGTAATATGATCTACCTAAGAAATAGGTGGGAAACTATCACAGGTAAAAAAGCAGTAAAGTTTCAATATGGTTGGAGTAATGGAGCTTTTAATTTAGGTTACAAAAGAAAACATCTATTTAATTGGGTTCATGGAGATCATACCAAAGATATAGAAGGCGATTATATGTATTGGGCTGCAGTTATTTATTTAACTCCTGAGCCCCCTTACGGTACGGGCACAGTATTACTAGAACATAAACGTACAAAAGTTATTAGACAGTATGAAAATGATGCTCCTACAGTAGGAGAATCCTTTGAAGAGTTTGCCAGTAGTAAAGCAGAAGCCAACTGGAGACCTCATATAACGATTGAAAATAGGTACAATAGGTGTGTAATATATGATGGAACATTGTTCCATGCCCCAAGATTATCTAGTTTCGGACACAATAAAGAAACAGGTAGATTAACACAATTAGGATTTTGGCAATCGGAATGGTAGATTATAAAGATATAGATTATAAGTTTAATGAAGAAGATGCTCTTGCAGTAGTAACACAGTATATAAACGATACCTATGATAAACACTACGCTAGTGGAAAGATTCAAGCAACAGAGTTTATATTTGATGCAAAACATGGGGAAGGTTTTTGTATAGGAAATATAATAAAGTATGCTCAACGCTATGGAAAAAAGAACGGGCGTGATGAAACTGATTTACTAAAAATAATCCACTATGCTATAATGTTATTAGGAGAACAGTTAGCACAAAATGGAGATTACGATTGGCACTAAGAAAGAAAGATTACGAAAAATTAACAAATGCAAATATTAGCCATGTAATTAGTTTGCTTAATGAAAGTGAACCAATTACTAAAAAAGCCGCCTGTGAAATTCTGAATATAAGGTATAACACGACCCGCCTTCAGAGAATCATTGATGATTTTGAAAATACTCTTGCCCACAAAGAAATGCGTAAGAGTCAAAACAAAGGAAAAGGCGCAACCAGAGCTGAAATAAAAGAAGTAATAGAGTTGTATTTAGATGGAGATAACATTTCATCTATTGCAAAAATGCTATATAGATCAAATGCTTTTGTAAGAGGGATTATCGAAAGAGTAGGTATTCCACGAAAATTATCAAAAGGATTTAGTCAAACTAAAGATATATTACTCCCAGATGAGTGTGTTGCACAGTCCTTTGACGAAGGTGAACGGGTCTGGGCGGCTAGAGAAAATGCTCCTGCTAAAGTAATCAAGGAACATAATCCTGCATACCAAGCAAATATGGCAGGTATGCAAGAATTTGATTATGAAAAAGCGTATGGAAGCAAAGGATATGCGATCTATGTTTACGAGGAGTCCCAAGGTAATGAAGATTTTCATTACGCATTAGGAATTACAGGAGTAGCAGGTCATTATGGATTCTCTCTAGCTTATGATTTAGGCAGCTTGAGGCACTTGGAAAAATATGGAGTATCTTTTTGATTGGGTTGTACCCTTATGGTTAGCTAGTTGGCTTTTTGTAATGTGGCAGCTATATGTACCTGCTATAGCATTAGTTCGAGAACTTGATGAAGACCATATAGTTTACAAATGGCGTTATCTAACTTTTTTAATATGGAGTGTTATGAGCTTTGTATGTGTACCCCTACTTCTAATAGCAGCTTTAATAGAAAAGTATAGACAACAATTTATTAATAATTACGTAAAAAATTTATTAAGCGAAAAAGATGATAAGAAATAAAATAAAAAAAGCCCTTAAAACAAAGTATGAAGGCGATATAGCAGTAGCACAAGTAAATGTAGAGGTGTTTTTAGAAAATTCTGTTGGTGTAGGAGAACATCCAGACATTATAGAGGCAATGGACAGTCAAATGCATATTATTGCAGAGGCAGAAGATAAACTTTTAGTATTGGAAAAATATTTCTAATGACAGACATACACACAATAGCACAATGTAGTAAGAAACTGGTAGTATTACTAGACAAAATTAAAGAACTTCCTAATAGGCAGGATCTTTATGGGTATGAGATTGATGATATTAAAGCATTAGCAAGAGAGCTTAATAATGAATCAGAGTTTATTTCTGGAATCCGATAGTAAAACTATAGGAGTAATACGAAATCCTTACGAAAGAATTGTTGCATTATATCGCAGCAGTTGGAATTGGATTGGCTTTGATAAGTGGATTAAAAAATCTAACTTACAGAGTCAGGTAGATTTATATAAAGATTGTGATATGATTATCACATTAGAGAACTGGGAACAGGATCTCATAGCTCTTAATATTGAACAAGTAACAAATAGTTCAATTTTGATGGAGCAAACAATAGCAGAGGACTACAGAAGGTGGTATACAAGTAAGAGTCTAAATATGACTGCTGCACTAGTAAAGCCAGACCTTGATACCTACGGGTACAGCTATTAAAAAATAGTTCTTGACAAAGCCCTTATTCTTTAGTATAATAGTATAAAGAATAAGATATTATCAACAATAACGGAGAAAAAGAATGCCTTGGGACGAAGACAAGAAACAAACGGCAGTAGAAATGTACACAGCTAAAGAGCCTACTCCTGAAAACAGTATGGAAATAGTTAAAGTTATTTCTTCCGAGTTAGGCGAGAGCCCAAATGGTGTAAGAAATATATTAGTGAGAGCTGGTGTATATGTTAAGAAAACTCCTGCAACTCGTTCATCTAGTAGTAAAACGAATGGTGGTCGTGTGTCAGTAGCTGACGCACAGGAAACTTTAGCAAGTGCAATTCGTGATGCTGGAGAAGAACCTGATAACGCAATAATTAGTAAGCTAACAGGGAAGGCGGCTAATTATTTTGCAGCGATGCTTAACAAAGTAAACGAATAACTACCCCTGAATCGTGGGGGATAGCAATATCCCCTGCGCATTTTTGCAACTTCAGGAAAGACCTCGCTTTTAAGGATACCATTGTTTGGGGCGGTGACCAATAAGTACTAACCCACAAGGAACCTAATGAAGAAAGAGGAATTTATCCATCAAGTTGATGGATATGGCGATGCAATAATTACTTATAGAAGTCAAAACAGTCGTAGACTAAAGTACAACGTCTGTACACTAAACTTCGATAATAAGTATATCCAATCGAAAAGGAACAGAGCACGACCAAACGAAAAGCAAGTTTTGCTATTTTGTTGGGATACTGATTCCTATAGATTACTCATGCCTGAGAATGTTACCTCCATCGTTCCTTTACAAGCGATTTTGAAGAATGATAGAAATACATGAAGCCCCACCCGTATTTGAAAAACTGATACATTACGACGAGAAAAAACACGAAAAGGTTTTTTTAACAATCAATACTTTTAGAGATGTTGAATACTTATCTATACGAAAATACTACCAAGATTTTGATGAAGAATGGAAGCCCAGTAAGCAGGGTATTTCTATACCTTTAGATTTTGATAACAGTAGAAATCTCTTTGACGGCTTAGTTGAGATCCTCTCGCTTACCGAAGTCAAAAATATACTGGAGGATTATTTTAAAGATAAGCTCGATCAAATTTATCTGTAATTTATTTTTACTTCCACAAAAATAGTTCTTGACAAAGCCCCTAAAATCTAGTATAATATCTCTATGAATAGAGATTTGGAAATATATTTAAGTAAGTGTCGCGATCAATACTACAACGGTTCGCCCATCATTCCAGATGAGGTGTACGACCGCTTAATTGAAAACACACAACAAGAGTTCAAAATTGGACATGAAACGAACAGTAGATTCGCTCATCCTTTTCCTATGTACTCACTTCAAAAAGTCTTTTCAAACGAAGACACACCCCCCGATTATAAAAATTATGCAGTAGTTGCCACCCCTAAGATGGATGGCGCAGCTGTGTCTCTTTGTTATGTAGATGGTTTATTTCATGATGCACTTACTAGAGGAGATGGTATATCAGGTTTAGAGATAAGCGATAAAATTAAGCATATCGCACCTCGCTCTTTAGAATTTGGCAAAACAATGTTCTCTGGATTAAGACAAATCACAGGAGAAATCGTAGCCCCCAAAACAATAAAAAATGCGAGAAATTATGCGGCTGGTGCACTCAACTTGAAAGATGCCGAGGAGTTTAAAAAAAGAGAACTCACCTTAATAATTTATGGGATTCAACCACAAATTGGGGACTACTGGAGTCAAGATATGATGCTCTTAGATAATTGGTTTAATGTAATTACATTAGGCGATTACGATGAGTTTCCTCAAGACGGAACAGTATTTCGTGTCGACAAGTATTCCTACTTTAAGGAGCTAGGTCACACTTCTCATCACCCTCGTGGAGCATACGCGTTAAAAAGACGGGAGAAAGGAGTAGTTACAAAACTACTTAGTGTAGAATGGAATACAGGAAAAAGTGGAGCGGTAGCTCCAGTAGGTATCTTAGAGCCAATAGATATCAAAGGAGCTACTATCTCCCGAGCAACTCTACATAATATAGGTTTTATAAATCAATTAAATTTAGAAATAGGTTGCTCGGTAGAAGTTATTAGAAGTGGGGAAATTATTCCTAGAATAGTGAGGAGAGTTTAATGCTATTATATTTAGAAGAACAATTACAAGAAGCATATAGAGTTTACCTTTCTAGAATTCCAGAGGGATATAACGCCCTAGATATAGAGGACTTTAGAGCAGAGGTAGAACTTGATAACGACCTGTTCGAAGACTTACTAGCGGAAGCTAGTGAGGAGCATACCCTACATTAATTGTATATATGTATATGTCATTCTGTAAGGGAAGGTGACTATGAAAGATACCACCTTATAGGAACAAACTGTGGAAAGTGTATGAGTAAAGGTATTTATAACGAAACTTATTTTAAAAATCGCCCCGAAGAAAGAGGTCGCGATGGAGTTTTATATGGAGTTATCTTAGTAAATAAGCAAACATATGAAAGAGAATGTATTAAAGTAGGTATCGCCGCTGGTAAGGATTGGCGTCAAGTAGTTAAAAGAAGTTATGGGTTTACAGGCTATGAAACTCGTATACAAAGAACTTGGCACAGTACTCTTTATGAAGTGTTCTGTTTAGAACAAGCACTTCATAAAGAGTTTGAAAACGATAGGTTTAAGCCCCTTCAAAAATTTGGTGGGCATACAGAATGTTTTCAAATAACAAGTAAAATTTTAGATAAGTTTCCAAAAAAGGTAAGTCAAAGATGAGAAATCAATATACAAATGTTTTATTTCTAAGTTTAATTGCTGTGGTAGTGATACTAATTGTTATTATTGGGGCTTTATTTACATGAAATTATTAAGAGAGAATGTTTTGAAAGAGGCAATATTACCCATTCTATGGTTTTTCTTTATTTTATCAATATTAGGATGGTTAATATATATGAGTGGCGTATGAATGATTTTGTAATAAGCGAAACAAATGATGATAAAGGTCGTGGTCTTTACGCTAAAAAGAGATTTAGTACAGAGAATGTAGTACTAATTCTAGAAGGTACTTATCTTCCATATCCAACTAAAACTTCTATACAAGTAGGAAATAAACATTTAGAAAGTTGGGAAGGAGGTCATGTAAATCATCATTGTAAACCTAATACTAAAGTAGTTCAGATGATGTTAGTTGCTCTAAAAAATATAGAGATTGGAGATGAAATTACTTTTGATTATGAAACAACGGAAGCAGAACTAGCAGTACCTTTTAAATGTGCCTGTCATGGCAGATTAATAATAGGCTTTAATACGTTTCAAAGGGTGGTTTAAATTATTCTCTGCGTAGCTCAGCTTGGTAGAGCACTTGCTTTGGGAGCGAGATGTCGTAGGTTCAATTCCTGCCGCAGAGATCAATTTAATTAAAGGAGGGTTTCGTATGATGAAAATAGATAGAAATAATTTTAGTATAATAGGATTCCAACCTAAGTTTTGGTCAGTAAAAAAGTGCGATAGTCTTATTAGAAGTTGTACTGAGATGAGTGTGTTTGATTCAGAGAAACTTAAAACTTATGGTGAAGCTGTTTCTCCAAATCCTTATCCTTATAATTCTCTCAGGCAAACAACTTCAATTCCTGACGCTGATTTATGGACACTAGCACAAGAATATAATGAAAAGAGTTATCAGTTCAAGTTAGGAAACGATACTATACAGTATGTAAATAAGATTACTTATAGAGAGAACTTAAATTGGCATAAAGATAACTATGAAGATTTAGAAACTTATTATAGACACAAAGCTCCTTATCGTGTTAGTGTAGTTGTAATTCTAAATAATAAATTTGAACGAGGAGAAACAGAAATTTTTAGACATAAACCTTTTAAGTTAAATACAGGAGATGCAGTAGTTTTCTGTTCTCATATGTGGCATAGAAGTAGAAAAGTAATAAACGGAACTAAATGGAGTTTCTCATGGTGGGCAGGAGGAGTCCCAGTAGAATGAAGGTATTAGGTGTTTCGTCAGGCTTTCATGACGCATCAGTATCCTTAGTAGAAGATGGGAAAATTCTTTTTGCTACCCATGCTGAACGCTTTACAGGGAAAAAGAATGATCCAACTATACCACAATGGTTACTAAATATGAACGCAGATGTCTCCGTTTTTTATGAGGACATTAAACTAAAGAATGAACGGAGAGCAGACTGGTACATGGACTCCGTTGAATATGAAGATGGATGTGATTACCACTTAAAACATCACGAAAGCCATGCGGCAGCAGCGTATTATACTGCTCCATTCTCCAATGATACTGCTATCGTAGTGATAGATGCTATTGGAGAATGGCAAACTTCTAGTATTTGGATTCCGAAAAAGAAAAAATTGGAATGTATTTGGAGTGAGAATTATCCCTATAGCATTGGACTATTCTATAGTGCTATTACGAAACGAATTGGTTTGAAACCAAACGAAGATGAATATATTACTATGGGAATGGCAGCATTTGGGGAACCTATAGTTCCAATGCGATGGTGTTTTGATTTACCAGATAGAAATTGGCATAAAGGTTTCTCACTCACAGACTTTAAAGGACATGCTCCAGAAGATATAGCAGCTAGTGCACAGTTTGAAATCGAAAGACGTATCAATGATATAATGAAACGTGCTAGTAAGTTTGGAAAGAACCTTTGTTATGGAGGTGGAGTTGCACTTAACTGCGTAGCTAATAGTAAAGTAGTAAATAAACACTTTGATAAAGTTTGGATATTTCCAAACCCAGGTGATGCAGGTAGTAGTTTAGGAGCTGCTCTCGGTTATATAGGAGAGCAGATAGAGTTTAAAAATTGCTTTTTAGGAAATGAAATAACGGGTACGCCCAATCCTAGAAAGATCGTAGATAGTCTACTTGCATATAAAGTAGTAGGAGTAGCAAATGGAAAAGCAGAATTTGGACCTCGAGCATTGGGAAATCGCAGCTTGCTTGGTGATCCCCGCTACAATATTAAGCGCACGGTTAATCGAATTAAAAAAAGACAAAAGTTTAGACCCTTTGCCCCTGCAATTCTTGAGGAGTTTGCAGACGATTATTTCGAAGGACCAAAAAACGAATACATGCAGTTCGTGTCTCAAGCAAAACACGATTACAAGTCAGTTACCCATGTGGATGGCAGTGCAAGAGTTCAAGTTGTAAAACGAGATAACCCTTCCATCTTAAGAAAGATTTTAGAAGAATACTATGAAAGAACTAAAGTCCCTATGTTATTAAATACAAGTTTAAATCTGAAAGGAAAACCCCTAGTTAATGATTGGCACCAAGGTCAAGTATTTCAACGAGAAACACAAGTGAGAGTATTTTGATTTATTTTAATGGTTGCAGTTTTACCAATGGGTACGAACTAGAGAAAAAATTTACAGATAGATTCTCTAGTCGAATTTGTCAACACTTTAATACACCAGAAGATAATGACGCTAAAGTAGGCGGCTCTAATGATAGGATTTGGAGAAGCACTATGAATCATTGTTTAACTAATGAATATGATTTAGTAGTTATAATGTGGACTGGAATAAATAGAATAGAGTATTTACAAATAGGAAAAAACACTTCTGGTAATAAATATTTACCCAATACAAAAACTAAAAGACCAAGGTGGAGAGCAACTAATTGGAAGAGCCATGTGTTAGCACATCGAAATTTAGAAATTGATAAGTTAAAAACAAACCTATATAAACATCAAGACTCAACAGATAATCATTTTCATTATCTAAATGGATACATGAAAGAAGTAAGAAACATAAGACACAATCTAAAATATAGTATTAGTTACATGCTTTCAACAAAATACTTTTTAGAGGCAGAAGGTATTCCTTATCTATTCTATACATTTTCAAGTGGGCAGTACAAGCCCTTTTTGTATTTACTAGATGAAGACTACTATGAAGCAGCAAATAATTACTGGGATTCAGTAGAGCTTAGTAAGAAACAAGTAGTAAATGAATTACCCTTTTTACTAGAAGATGGCTTCTATGATTTAGTAAAGAAAGCAAAGTTGCCAATCGGTAAATTAGACCATCCTTTAGAAGAAGGGCATGAATACATGGCAAAAAGAATTATAGAGGACATAGAAAATGAAAAGATTCAAGCGTTTTTATAAACGAATTAAAATATTATACTTTGAGTGGCGACTTCGTCGAACATACAAGTCGGATACTTATGTCTATGAAGACGAAGAAAATTTTAATCCTAAAAAAATAAGTCACGAATCATAAAATAGTTCTTGACATGCCCTCAAAAATTTAGTATAATATACAAATAAATGAAAAAGAATGAGAAATAGCGAATGGAACAAATTTCAGCTCCCACGCACTGCCCCTCCTGCGATAACAATTTAGAATTTATTAATGAAATACTATATTGCTTTAACAAGATGTGTCCAGCGCAATGGGATAAGAAATTAGAGAACTTTGCTAAACATTTGAAAATCAAGGGGCTAGGCCCGGCAACTATTAATAAGTTGAAAATCCTAGACTATCCAGAACTGTATGAGCTTACTGTCGGGGAAATAACCGTCAGACTGGGCTCAGAGAAAATGGCGAAGAAGTTGGCACTCGAAATTATAAATTCTTGTAGAATCGATTTGCAAACACTATTACCCGCTTTTTCTATTCCGCTTTTTGGTCGGTCAGCTTCTCGTAAACTATGCGAAAAGATTTCATCTATCGAAGATGTATCTAAAGAAAGTTGTACTGAAGCCGGTATCGGTCCGAAAGCAACAGCTAACCTCCTAGCGTGGTTAGAAACTGAGTTTTATCCTAATATGTATGACACATGCTTACCGTTTAGTTTTAAAACAAAAAAAGTTTTAAAGCGACAAACAGTAGGAACTGTCTGTATAACAGGTAAACTCAACAGTTTCCCTAGCAAGGCTCATGCGGAAAAAGTTTTGGAACAACATGGATATGTTGTAAAATCCAGTCTGACAAAAGACTGTACTCATTTAATAAATGAGAGTGGTATTGAGTCAGCTAAAACGCAGACTGCTCGTGACAGAGGAGTCATAATTATAAATAAACTAGATATATTATTTGGAGAAAAAAATGGCATTACCTAAATGGACAGACGAAAGAACCGCATCATTGGAATCTTTCGTTGGTGCTGAAACTCCCGTGTCTCAAGCGACTGTTGCTAGCGCAGCTGAAGAACTCGAAACTTCAGTACGCTCAGTATCAAGCAAATTGAGAAAAATGGGATATGATGTAGAGCTAGCTTCTAGCTCGAACACTAAAGCTTTTAGTGATTCACAGGAAGCAACCCTCAGTAACTTTGTAACTGGCAACACAGGCCAGTATACTTATGCTGAAATCGCTGAAAATTTCGAAGACGGACTTTTCAGTGCCAAATCAATACAAGGTAAAATTCTTTCTATGCAACTTACAGAGCATGTAAAACCTGCTCCTAAAGTTGAAAGTGTAAAAACTTACACTGATGCAGAAGAAGTTACTTTTGTTGGAATGGTTAATGATGGCGCGTTTATCGAAGCCATCGCTGCTGAAATTGGTAAGAGTGTAAACTCTATCCGAGGAAAAGCACTTTCACTGCTAAGAGCAGGCGAAATCAGTGCTATCCCTAAGCAGGAACACACAAAGGGTTCTGGAAAAGCAGATCCTTTAGCCGATGTTGAAATCGACGACCTTACGGTTGAAGAAATCGCTGATCAAATCGGCAAGACTGTCAGAGGTGTAAAAACTATGCTCACAAGGCGTGGTCTTGTATGCGCTGACTATGACGGATCAGCACGAAAAGAACGAGTTCAAGCTTAACTTTTATTGTCAGGACTACTAGGAGGGTTTCGACTCTCCTAGTTACTCTTGGGAGAGAAAATGACAGTAGAAAGTGCATTATTGAAGCAGGTCTTAACGACAGCGGATTTTGAAACATGGAACCGGCTTAAGCAACATTACCTACCCGAAGGCGACTATCAAAAGATATGGAAGGTAGTGGACAAACACGTCCACAAATTTCATGCTCTCCCAACTTTTGAAGATTTAAAATATGAGATTCGGTCTAGACAGTTGCAGGAACAGATCTACGCAATAGAAGCAGTTGATACTGACGTGCCTGCGTTTGAACTACTTGAGTATCTAAAAGATCAATTTACCCAAACGGAAATATTAGATAAGATAGAAACTTATTTAGACGAAACAATAAGCGTCGCAGATGCAAAAGAAAATATTGACTACCTACAAGAAATTGTAGTGCAGGTTCAAGATAGAGTCGATACGGCACAAGATAGTGAAGAAATGGATACTCTTAACTTATTCGACTCAGAAGAAGATTTAGGGAAATATTTAGCTCTTGGATTAAATCAAGACTATGATATTTCTTATCAGTTCTCTCCCAAAGACTTGGTCGTTGTGGGAGCCCAAAGAGGTCACGGAAAAACATTTACCTGTGCTAATGTTGCTGTTGAAGCACAGAAGTCAGGTAGAAGTGTTCTTTATTTTACAATAGAAATGGATTCGAGACCAATTCTACAGAGAATGGCAGCTATGTCTACAGGTATTCCATTAAGCAGACTTATAAAGAGAAATCTTTATGAGAAAGAATGGGACAAACTAGGACTATGGTGGGCAGATCGTTTTGTGGATGGAGATGAAATACTATCTAAGTATAAAATCTACGATCAATTCGACGAGTTCCATTATGACCTTAGTAGAAATAGTAAGTTAAAAAGTGAAGCACAATTAGATGTGTTCTACGATCCCGGACTAACCCTTGCTAAAGTGATTAGTGTCGTAAGACAAAAGAAAGTAGAATATCCCGACCTCGGTTTAGTAGTCGTTGATTATTTAAACCAAGTAAGGCGTCACAACGTCCCAAGTCGAACTGGTCAGTATGATTGGATGGAACAGATTGAAATTAGTAAAGGATTGAAACAACTTGCTCAAGATCAAAATGTTCTAGTTCTATCAGCTTACCAAACCAATCCCAAAGGGGAAGCACGTTTTTCAAGAGGTATTCTTGATGCAGTAGACGCGGCTTTCACTTTGGAGCATTGGGGAAAAGAAGAAAACTGTATTAAGTTTAAATGTGACAAAATGAGAAATGGAGAAATGAAATCCTTTGTTAGTGAAATTGATTGGGAAACCTTGAAAATCGGACCACACTCCGCAATGGATCCTGACCAAAAAGAAGAAATGAAGGATAACATGAAAGTAGGGGAGACATATGATGATTTATGATACCCATGACATTCCCTTCAGAGCAGCTATATTTGAAGTTAGTATAGCAAATTTTAATCCCATAAACTTTATAGAACATACCGAGGCGAAATATGTCCCACTATGGCTAAGTAGACAGCAACATAGGATATATCTTCGCCTTTTTGTTTTTATAAAGCATGTTTTACAATGGGGATTTAGAGAACCCATTATAATATGGGGTAATTTAGAAAAACAAACAATGAGAATACACCCCGGTGTTAATAGGTTTATCTTAAATTCAGTATTAAAAGATTTACCTCATTTAACAAAAACACACAAGCCTTTAAAAGGTTGGGTTATAGACTGGACTTGTTCTCATAGAGACGAATATAAGTATATATTCGATGATATTAAACCAATACCTAGAGATCCAAATGGCGATCTTAATATGACATGGAAAGTAGATCATAGAACAACAGTTAATCCTATTTATCCATCAGATACTTTCGAAGATCAGTATGAATTCTCCCCCTTTGGAGAATTCTACTTAGGAAATATTGAGAATAAAGAACTTAAAAAAGAATGGATACATAAGTTAGAATCTCAGCAAGGTTTTGGGTGTTGTTATAAGGGAAAGAAAATATATGATATTGGTAGAAATAATCCTATACAGTATGAAATAAATCGAGTGGCGGGAATTTATCAATTATTTTTAAAACACTTTTTTGATGTTAATGAAAATCACTTTACAACTAAATATTACGAGAGGATAGTATGAAAGCAGGAAAGATATGGGGACAGACAGAACTAATCCATGCAAATGGAGTTCTTGAGTTCCACCGCATAGAGTATAAAGCGGGATACAAATGCTCAGAACATGAACATGAATTTAAATGGAACGGCTTCTTTGTAGAGAGTGGTAAAATGATAGTTCGTGTATGGCAAAATGATTATGACTTAGTAGATGAAACATTACTACTACCGGGCGACTTTACACAAGTTAAGCCAGGTTGTATACATCAGTTTGAAGGAGTAGAAGATGGTGTCGCCTTTGAGTTATATTGGGCAGAGTTTAATCATAATGATATTAAACGAAGATCAATAGGTAGACCAGTGCCCACTAAAGAGAACGATAGGAGAAAAAATGAGGGTGAAGAAGAGACTCCAGTTTTAGAGGCGCGTAAGTTCTTAACTGACGAAAATTTCGAAACAATTATAAAAGATAAATTGCACGTACCTGGTCGAGAGATGGCATATTCATATCAACCTGGTTTCACAAATACTACTTACTCATTTCATGACTATGGACCACAGCCTCTACATCCTTGGCACTCACGTGCAGGATATGGAAAGGATAAGAAAAAGGAAGAAGAAAATGGCAAAGTTTAAAATTGAAGAAATAATTGATAACGAAGATGGCAGTGCTCAATTAGTACTAGACCTAGATTCAGAGATGACTCGTACTTTAATTGAACATGCTGTTATAGATATTTTAACCAAAGCAGTAGAAGAAAAAAACATATGGGGCGATAAGGCGAAATACTAATGGATTGGTTTCTGTTTATAGTATTGATATTTGTTAATAGTGCAATGTACGTAGGAATTGGTATGGCATTTGATAATGATTTTTGGAAGATAGAAAATGAATAAACGATTGTTTGATAGTATGTTCTTTAGAAATTTAGTAGCTAAAAATAGCAGGGATAAAAGTGGGGCGGGTACACATAAGTCCGATAAGGACTATGATCGCCATGATAAAGAGTATGAAAATGATGCTCTTTCATATGTTCAATTAACAGAACAGATAGGGCGACTTACCGCGCGAGCTGCGAGATCGGACTCTGCCTTTGAGCTCATACGTTTACAAGAGGAGATAGATGATTTACTGGATCGGCGAATGGAACTATAATGGCAAACGACAGAATAAGTAGAGCAACAGCAGAGTTAGTACCTATGCCTTCACATACTTGGTATGTGCGCTCTATAAATTGGTTGCTAGAACAACCTAAAGTAAAAGAGAACATAGAATCTGTTCCATACAATAGTAATCTAGCAGATAGCTTATCTGAGCACGGAATGGTATCTCCTATTTTAGTAATGCCAAATTGGTATCCAATCGCTGGAAGTCAAAGATTAAGAGCTATGGCTGAATTAGTTAAAACACGACCCGATTTGGGAGAACAGGAAATTAAAGTTTGTCGAATAGATCAAGAATATTGGCTAGTATGGTATCTATGGGGAGATAAAGATTTTAGGGATACTGCAGTCGCAGTATATTTTCAAATGGTTGAACTCGTTTGGAAAAGTAGATATTATGAAGAATCACACGATCCAAGTGGAAACTTAATGACTGATTTTGAAAAGGAAGGAGACGAGCTTGAGTGGAACCATAAGTCAGAATTGGGAAAAGCGAGGAAGAAGGCAAAATCTTTAAAGCAGCTCATAGGACAGGTGCCCGACAAGCGATTGAATAAGGAGGACCGTAGTTTCAAAAAATAGTTCTTGACAGAAAGTTTATTTTTTGATATAATATATATAAATGATAGCAATAGATTTATTAAGCGACAAAGGAATAAAGTTTTCTGTTAAAGGGCAGGATGCCCTCATATCATGTTTAAATCCTGAGCATGACGACAGCAATCCTAGCTTACGAGTAGATAGGATTACAGGTATAATGCATTGTTTTTCCTGTGGTTTCAAAGGAAATTTATTTACTTACTATGGAGCACCTGAGAGTCCTCTTGAAGTAAGAATACACAGAATTAAAGAAAAGATTGCGAAGTCAAGAGCGCAAACTGTCGGTATCCAACTCCCGGAAGACCGTATAGAATGGAAAGGTGGTCCGTTTAGAAACATATCTGAGAAAACTCTTAAGATATGGCAAGCCTTTACTTGGAATGTTCCAAAGTTTGAAGGGCGGATCATCTTTCCCATTCGTGATATCACAGGAAAGACTGTAGCATTACTTGGTAGAAGAATAGTAGGCATGACAGATAAGTATTATATCTACCCTCAAGGAGTAGAGATGCCGTTCTGTCCTGCTAAAGTTAAGCCTATAAATAATAGAGTCATTCTAGTTGAAGGAATATTTGATGCTCTTAACTTATGGGACAATGGATTAAAGAATACAGTTTGTTGTTTCGGAACTCAGCAAATGAATTGGGTTAAACTTTCACTTCTAAAATTACAAGGAGTACAAGGATTAGACATAATGTTTGACGGAGACGAAGGCGGAAACCAAGCTGCAGAAAGTATTAAAGGATTGGCAGAGAAGATGGAACTCTCTGTTCAAATTGTTAAATTAAAAGATGGGCAAGATCCCGGCAACTTCAATCCATACGAGATTGGAAAGTTGAAAAAACAATTATATGGTTAAGATATGGCAATAGCACTAATAGAAACAAAACCAACCGCGCAGAACTATGATAAGTATTTCGAGTTCGAATTTGACAGATTTGCACTATGTTCAGATAGTAGCGTTCAGAAAGTTCTAAAACGAAATGTTGATTTAGTGATAAACACAGATGATTATGAATGGCTTATTCTAGTCGGAGCAGAAGCGTTTAAACATTTTACAAGGAAATCCTCCATAACAGAATACAATGGAAAGATTATTGATAAGAAGTTTTTAGCTCTTATTAATCCCGCTATTATTAAGTTTAAACCTGAAGCAAAGAAAAACTTTGAAGAGGCAATAGAAAGTATCACTAAGTATATTAGTGGAGAATTAAAATTAGAAAAATTAAGTGAAGATAAATGTTATGGAATCCAAGACAAAGGAGACTGCATTAAGTTTATACAGTCAGCGATTGACTCACCTAGAGATTATGTCGCACTTGACTCAGAAACAAGTTCTCTCTATCCGAGAGATGGTTATATGCTTGGCTTCAGCATGTCTTATGAGCCTGATCATGGTTGCTATTGCGATAGTGACATCATTGATAATGAGGTAGAAAAAAAATTACAAGAGTTATTCGATAAGAAAAAAATAATCTTCCACAACGCAAAGTTTGATTTACAATGGTTTGAATATCATTTCAACTTTAAGTTCCCACGATTTGAAGACACTATGCTTATGCATTATATGTTTGACGAAAATCCGGGTACTCATGGTTTGAAACAGCTTGCTATGAAGCACACTCCTTATGGCGATTATGAAAAACCCTTAGAAGATTGGATGAATGAATATCGTAGGAAGCATGGAGTTCTTAAAGCTGCTTTCAGTTATGATTTGATACCTTTTGAGGTAATGTTTCCGTACGCAGCGATGGACGCTGTAGTTACGTTTCTATTATATGAAAAGATGTCAGTTGAACTAGCTAAGAATAAAAAACTCACATGGGTTTATGAAAATATATTATTAGCTGGATGTAACTTTTTAAAACAAGTTGAGTTTAATGGTGTGCCATTTGACAGAGATAGACTCTCGAAAGCACAAGGAGTAATGCAGAAAGATATTGATACTGCTATTGCAGCATTATATGAATTTCCTGAGATAAGATTATATGAAAAAGCAAAGGGTAGTGACTTCAATCCGAATAGCACATTACAGTTGCGCTCACTTTTTTATGACTACCTTGGTTTAACCCCAACGGGTAAAAAGACGGGTACTGGGGCCGATTCCACTGATGCCGAAGTTTTAGGCGAATTGGGACGAGTTCATGAAGTTCCCAAACTAATCCTTGAGATACGGCAAAAACTTAAAATTAAGAATACATATCTCGATAAAATTATACCAAATTTGGACATGGACAGTCGGTTGAGAACAGGATTCAACTTACACGGAACCACTTCAGGACGTTTGTCTAGTAGTGGAAAATTGAATATGCAACAATTACCGAGGGATAACCCTACGGTCAAAGGTTGTATTAAAGCAACTAAAGGACACAAGATTGTGTCAATGGACTTGACTACGGCAGAAGTGTATGTTGCCGCGGTTTTGTCAAATGATGAAGGCTTAAAAGATGTATTTAGAAGTGGAGGAAACTTTCACTCTACAATAGCAAAACAAGTCTTCAAGTTACCATGCGAAGTTGACGAAGTAGATAAGTTCTACCCAGAAAGGCGTCAACAAGCAAAAGCCGTTACATTCGGAATAATGTACGGAGCAGGACCAGCTAAGATTAGTTGGCAAGTAACGAAGGACTCTGGTAAAGAGTTCTCCATGCGTGAAGCAGGAAGGGTTATAAAAGACTACTTCGAATCATTCCCCAATCTAAAAAACTGGCTAAATGATTGCAATGGATTTATTAAAACCAATGCATTTATATATAGCGCACTTGGAAGGAAGCGAAGGCTTCCAAATGCCAAGAGTAAGGATAAAGGTATTGCCTCTCATGAGGTAAGAAGTGGAATTAACTTTCTTGTTCAATCCGTTGCGTCAGACATAAATTTATTGGGCGCAATAGATATGCAAAATTATATCAATAAAACGGGAATGAAATCCAAAATCTTCGCTCTAGTGCACGACTCTATCCTAGCAGAAGTGCCTGAAGATGAAATGGAAATCTATTGTGATAAACTGAAATTCTTCGTTCAACAAGATCGAGGCATTTCAATCCCTAACTGCCCTATAGGTTGTAATTATGAAATAGGAGATGATTATTCTATGGGTAAGTGGGAAAAATTTTATGGAAAATGAATTTAGAAGAAAAACGTAGGGTAAGACTAGGCCCTAACGATTATAGAAGAAACCGTAGAGCAAGGAGAGCAGACGAGATAGCATTAGCTACCTTGTCGGGTATCGTTCTTATTACTATGAGTTATGTATTATGTTCACTATGAGGAACTGATAATGTTTGAAAGAAAAATTGGTGTAACAGGTCACACTAGTGGAATAGGCAAAGAGATCTTTGACTATCTACAATTTAAAGGCTACAAAAATGTAAAAGGTTATAGTAGATCCAATGGATTTAATATGGCGGATAGACAAGGAGACGCAATCATAAGTGATATTCTAAGGAATGATCTTGATGTCGTCTTTAACAATGCGTGGTATCCTAGGGTTCAATGTAAAATAATGAAAGTTTTACATGAAGAATGGAGGGATCGTGAAAATAAGTATATTATTAACACAGGGTCGGGAAGTATATATCAAGAAGGATTAACTGGAAATGTTTACAGACTTGATAAAGAGGAACTAGCAGACTATGCTATAGCCGCAAGCTTTGATTGGCCGATTGTTAATAAATGTAGATGTATGACAGTAAGCCTTGGTTGGACTAATACTCCAATGGTTGGTGAGCATGAAGGTTTTATTACCGCTTATGAAGCTGCATTAATTTTATTAAATCTTATGCACGAACAAAATTATATAATTCCTAATATTATAGTAGGAAATAAACAGTTGCCAAATGATGAAATATTAAAAATTAGAGATGCTGCAGCAGAGTATGTGGTTGAAGACATAACTAAAACTAATAAATTATTAAATGCTGATCGATGAAGCTGAAATAGGATTTGTTCATATACCGAGAACAGGTGGAACAAGTATAGAAGTTTCTTTACAGAATAAGTATAAAAATGATGTACGTCAGATAAATCATCAGCCGCAAGATAAAGCAATAGAAGTAGTATATACAGTTCATGGCGGTAAGAAAGAGCTTCATAAGAAACATGCTACTTACCATGAATTAATTGAGTTCAGTCCAGACTATAAATATTATGTATTAGTAAGACATCCTCTTAGAAGGATTGAAAGTTTATATAGACTTCTAGTACATCTAAAGTTAGTAAATACAGAATTTGATAAATGGATTTACCGTTTAATATATGGATATATGTATGGGGAACCTAATGCAGGATTAGATAAGAAACCCTACGCTTTAGAGTTGAGGTATGGGCCGCTTAGACAGGTAGAATATATAGGAAAAGCAGAAGTGCATAAACTAGAAGAACAAACTATTTGGGAGGCATTAAGTATTAGCCCGGTAAAAGTTTTTGATCTTCCCAATGTGCTTCCAATAGTATGGAATAAACGTAGTATTAAACTCGTAGAGAAATACTATGAAATAGATTACGAAAAATTAAATTATGAATGATGCATCAAAATTTTGGCAAGCAGTCCGAGATTATAATAAAGAAAAAGAGTGGTATACTATGGAAGTAGTAAAACTCGACAATAGAGTACGCATGAAAGTTAGAGAATTAGAAATAAGAATAAGTGCAATCGAACAGAAACAAGCAAAACGATTTCCACATCTTATAGAAAGATTAGAAAAATTAGAAAATAAACAAAATGCAGAAATATATAATGATGGAGCATTTGAATCGGACTACCCAAATTGGTAACCCCTGATAAACTAGCAAAAGAATATAGTTGGTATCATAAGAATGTAGGAAAACTAAATGGTGGTTCTACTATTCTTAGTAAGAAACAAATTAAAAAGTTTATAAAGGAAGTAAACCCTACTACTATATTAGACTATGGTTGTGGAGGAGGGGTGCAATACACAGGAGAAAAATGCCACGAATATTGGGGTGTTGATTTACCCTATATGTATGATCCCTATATTGAAAAATATAGTATAAAACCGACAGGACATTTTGACCTAGTATTATGTGTAGATGTATTAGAGTGCCTACATTATGATGAGTTTCATAATGTATTAGATGAAATATGTTTTTTCGGAGATGCAATATACTTTAAAATTGATACAAATAAGGCAACTAAAAAATTAAGAGGGGGTATCGATATGCATACAATTCAGAATAATAAGGAATGGTGGTATGAAACTCTTGAAATTTTAATTCCTAAAGAGAAAAAAGTGGAGATCAGTTTCAAACATGATAGAGTTAATCGATCAAATTAGAAGAGAAGTTGAGTGTTGTTGTAGTTGGACTAGATATGAAGCTATAATACTATTACTAAATCAAATGGAAGAAGAATTGATAAATGAAGCAAAACGGGAAACAAGACGGGAAGTGAATATATTCACTTCAGAAAAGGAAGCGGAAAAAAATGAAAACATTAACTAAATTAATATTATTAATATTATTTGCAGGGCTTATGCAAGGGTGCACCTCAAATGCAGATAGTTTTAACGGCAAAGATGCTAGACTTGCTCCTGTATTTATGCCTTGTGTATGGTGGACTCCTAATGAGTGTCGTTGTAGGGGGAGCCATAAAATTATCTATACCACATCAAGTACAGACTTTTCCAAAATGTACCAATATTGTAGAACATCTTGGAATTAATGACAACAGAAGAAATTGCAGAGCAAGTAGCGAACGCAGATCCTAGAACTAATGCATATATGCCTCTTAGTGCGGGAGTCGAAAGTACAGCAACTTTATTATATGCAGTAAAAGATCCAGAGATATTTCCTTGGTGTGTACATTGGTATGAGCCACGTTATGGACAGTTTGCTGATGCAATGGCTTTTTATAGTAAGAAACAGGCAGAATATTTTAAATTACCGTATGGAAACGATACTTCTATGCTTTCTAATATAGGACATACTAGAGAATCTCCAGTTATTATAAATGGCATGAGTGCATTTATGCAATGTGTTATTGGTAGTCCAGGTAACTTTAAATTCAAATGGTTTATGGTTGGAGGAAACGCAGAAGATGATATGCGTATGCGTCTACAGATGAGAGAGTATCGTAAGATTATGATAAACTATTTAAGTGATTGTTTAGACTCATCCGGTGTGCACTTTGATGCAATTAGAGATGTTCCAGAAATAAGAAACCCTTTAGATTTTTTAACTAAAGCAGAACTGCTTTCTTTAATACTGCGTCATGATCCTAAACTATATGAAATGATATGGAGTTGCCCTTTCCCTAAAGGAACTCTTACTAAAGAAGATGAAATCACAGGGTATATACCTTGTGGGGAATGTTATAAATGCGGAGAATTTAAAGCCGCTCATAAATTAGCAAAAGATGCAAAGTTTAGATATCAGGAAGGAAAGGAATATTATACTCGTTTTCATAACATAGAAAAGATAATGGGGAAAGATAATCGATAGAGCAAAAGTAAGTGACTGGACTATTGTTCAAGGGTTTCTACAACGAGAACTCTGTGAAATACTAGAAGAATATATGAATCTCGCTATTAGTAATAAACTGATGAGTTATAGTGCCGTTAATCATGTTGTAAATAATGGAATGTGCCATGATTTATATGGGGATGGTTTTTGCGAAGCAATAGGGCTTACAAAAATACCAGAATTAGAACACTATATGGGCGGTAAGCCTAGTTTAACTTATGCATTATTAAGACAGTATCAAAATAAAGCATCACTTATTTGGCATAGAGATCGCTGGCAATGTGAATACTCAGCAAGTATTCAACTTAGTAAAACTGCTTGGCCTATGCATTTTGCTAGAAATGCAACGATAGGTGGAGAATGGAAAAAAGATGCTTCAATAATCTTACAACAAGGAGATGCAATTTTATATAAAGGTTGTGAAGTGTATCATAGCAGAGATAAATTAAAACATCATCGTTCAAGGCATCTATTTTTACACTATGTAGAAAAAGGAAGTGCTTTAGATAATAAAGATAGCAGGCCGGAATACGGTATTAACAAAGGAGGATTAGAAATTGTCAGCAATAGTAAGAGAAGAATACAGCAATAACATAGTTAGAGAAATAAGACACTTTAGAGATTTAACTAAAGAAGAATATGGAAAAATTATCAAACAACGAGTAGATATGTTCGTAGTATGGAATAAACGTATTATGAACCCTATAGATAAAGATGATCTAAATGCTCACTATATAATGGTCTGGGAAGGCACTAAATTATTAGGTTGCTGTAGGGTTTGTTTACCTTATTCTCAACCTTTTAGCACTAAAGATGCAGTTTATAATTATCCTGTATGGGATAAGTGTACAATAGTAGACCCACGAATATCTATGTTTCCTACAAAAGAGGCGGAACGAAACTACCCTATAGAAGATTCAAAAGTTTACATATGGGCTCCTGAGTGGGGATTAACTATTACAGGAACTAAAAATGGGCAAATGGATATGTATGCAGATGGACATGCAATAGTTTTACAGTATGCAAAACAAGAACCAGATTTACATTTTATTGGAGAATACAAAGACAAGTGGGGGTACGATGGATACCGCTGGGTATATGAACCCGAAGAGCATCAAATATCACATTTAAAATTAATGAATTGGCTACACGAATACGTTAGTGCGACCCCAGATAAACAGTAATAGAGCTTATCTTATAGAAGATATAGTATTTCCTGTATTTGTAATACATAGTGATAATGTAGAAGAAATAGATGGTATCTTATGGCTTGATAACCAAGTGTTAGACGATAGAAATATGGAAGGTGAAACACTAGGAATAAGAAGAATTCAAAGTCCTATGAAAAGTATTTATCCTTTGAAGTACATGATTGAAGATGAAATCGGACTCATGAAACATAGAGGTAAAACTTTTATTGATACTAAAGGAAAAGTTATAAATTATGAAAAAACTAGAAGTCTAAAACTCAAGTATCATAAAATAATGAAAAGAGAAAAGAAAGGAATTGCTACTGTTTTATGGTTAAAAGATGTTCCCTTTCCTTATGCAGAAAAAAGTCCTCCTAATCCTGATTTGAGTTGGGCAGGAGTTTTATATAATAGGGGAATACCGTGGAAAATATATGACTTTTCTAATGAAAAGAAAAAAGATACTTGGAGAAAAATATGATTGATATAAGTAAAATTATTGATGCAATGGCTAAAGGAATTATTCTTTTAGAATACACCAGTTTAAATAGTGGTAAACATAAGAGTAGGGAAGTGACTACTTGTTCGAGATATATACCTGATGAAGCTAGCGTATTTACTAAAGGTTGGCATCAAAATGCTGGTGATGATAAAATGCTTTGCTATGACATAGAGTTTAAAAAATGGGACGATATTGATAGGGACACTATAATAACGTGGCAAGAACTTGAGGGAGATTGGAAAGTAAAACAAGCAAGGCTTACTGACCTTAATTGGGACGGAAACTAATGTGTGGATTTGTAGGGACTACTAATCATCCCTTAGTAAAGGTGATGATTCAGAAACAAGAACAGCGAGGTCCCGATGCACTTGGGTTTTGGTCTGACGAAAAGTTTTCTTTTGGACACGCATTACTAGATATCAATGGGGAAAGACAATTACAGCCTTATGTAACACCTAAAGGCAATATTCTTTTATTCAATGGAGAAATGTATGATACGACAATTCCCAATGATACAGAATGGCTAGGAAAAGCCTTAGATAAGTATGGATTCAAGTTCTTAGAAAACACAGACTGGCACGGATCTATTGCGTGGTATTTACCTGAAAAGCAAAAACTAGTTCTAATACGAGATCATTTTGGAGCTAAACCTTTATGGTGGCGCTGGGACGGAGAACATTTTGAATTTACTACTAGCTTAAAATCTTTTATTCACAAAGAAATAGATCACAAGATTTTAACACCAGAGTTATTAGTAAATACTCAATTATTCGGCGATACCAGTATGTATAAACATACTCATAAGGTTGAAGCTGGAGGTTGGTTAGAGTTTGATTTAAGTAAAAATTTTAAAGCAGTTAGAAAAAATTTATGGAATTACTATTCTGTCAAATCAGAACCGCTAGATACTGCAGAATTTAGACACAATATTAAAGAATCAATTCATAAGGTTGCTAAAAATATAAATAAGACAGCCCTCTTTTTAAGTGGTGGAATGGATAGTACACTTGTTGCTTCTATTTTACGAGATTCTGAAGTAGATATTGAAGTCTTTACTTGTGGCTATAATACAAAACAAAAAGGACGTTATTGGGCACATCATGACTTTGCTTGGGAATCTAATATGGCAATTAAAACAGCTGAAGAATTTGGATATAAAGTTCACAAAGTAGTTCTAGAACGAGATGATAGATTTGTTTTAGGAAAAACATGGTTAGCAAATACACATTATTTATGGTCGGATCATAATAGACAAGCTCCACGCTATCTTTTATGTCAAGCAGCTGCAAAAGCAGGCTGTAAAGTAGTTCTTACAGGAGATAGTGGAGATGAATTATTTACGGGGTATATTCATCATGAACCTAGATTTGATCCCAAACATAATCTAAGAATGGTAGAATTTTATAAAACTTTAAGATGGTTTCCACATCACGCTTTTGGCGATGATATGATGAATAATACTTTGTTTACAGATTTACTATCTACTTCCGAAGGAAATATTTTAGCAACAGATCAAACTGCTGGAATGTTTGGAATGGAAAGTAGAATTCCTTTATTAACTCAAAGTTTTGCTAAGTATGTATTAAGTATAATGGGTAGAGTTAAATTTCGACAGAGTAAAGTGTATAGAAAAGGAACAAATAAATTCTTAATGAGAGAAGTAATGAAAGATTATTTACCTGAACATGTAAGACTAAGGAAAAAGAAAATAGGTTGGTCAAGCCCATGGGATAATAACCACCCCGAGTTAAGTAAACAGTGGAGAAGGCAAGATCTACATTTTTTAAAGCAGCTAAGTAGATGAAGGATGAAATTATCACTATTACGGCTTCAGCACAGCAGTATCTCAGTGAGCTATTATCGAAACAAGATGACAAGAACGTGGGTATAAGGATATTCAT